GATATGGATAAACATATGAACCAGGCAACAGAGGCTTTCGTGACGGCGAGGATCGTCTTCCACGGTGAGAACGAGCCGGCCGCCGTGACAGAAACCTACATAAAGCTCCGCTCGGGCGTGGAACGCTTGCGGGAAACGCTCAACAGCGAACAGGCGATACTACTCCGGGATTGTGAGAACAGCTACCACGAAATAGACGGCGAAACCATCCGGCACTACTACACATCCGGGTTCAGGGACGCAATCGCCTTTATCCTTGGGTGGAACCCATCAGTGAATGGAGAGTAACGCAGAGTGACGGCTTGGCAACAGCCGGGCCGGTAATGCGGGGGCCAACAGGCCACGGTCACAACCCCGTAAATCAAACCGAGAGGATGTAACGACAATGACAAAGGCTCAATACGCTACGCTGATTATGGAGAACACCAACGCCCACAAGAAATCCCACCTTGCGAAAATGCACATTGCCGACCTTGCGGAACTGGCCGCTCCCTATATCACCGCAGAGGCTCCCGGCACCGCCAGCGAAACGGAAGAAAGCGCCCCGGTCATGGCGGACGCCGCACTGCCCGTTAATGACACGCAGGACGCCACCCCTGCTGAGACACCCGAATGCGAGGAAAGCGTCGTACAGGCCACGCAGGAGGGCAAGACGGAACAACCCAAGCCCAAACGCCAGTACACCCCGAAGGATACCATCAACGACAGAGAGAAAACGCTGCTCTCCATGATACCCGGCCTTGTCGATTTCAAAGGTGCCGACTCGGAAATGGGCGGCCGCGCTCTCTTGAAGAAAGCGCAGGAGCTTCACGGGTACCCGCTGAATATCGGACGCGCTCTGTTCGCTTCCCTCAAAAGCAAGGGGTATTACAGCACCAAGGGCAAAGAGGCCGGACAGAACTTGACCACGTTCCAGCTCTCTGAGCAGGGTATCCAGTATCTCACGGACAACGGCTTACTGGCCGTGGTATGAATCAGAACAGGAGGGCGGTGCTCAGACGGGCACCGCCCCTTTCTCTTGTCCAGCGTGTTCAAGAAATGTTCAAGCGAGTGTCCTATGTTCAAGAAAAGAATCCAAGTCGCGCCTATAAGCAATCTCAATAAAACAATGAACAACAACGCATACGAACATACAAAAACACCGTAGAAACAATAACGATTACACCTACACGATTGCCGATACGTCGAAGAAACAGGAAAACATCGACCTCGGGCCGCTGCTCGACGAGTTCACCTTGTCGGCAACGAATACTCCCGTCAACCTGAAACTGCGAAAACTGTAAAAAGGGGGGCTGATTGTGGGATTCTCCGATTTCCTCAGACACTCATGCGACATATACCACATCCGAAAAGCGGAAACGTCGCCCGGGCACAATCTTCCCCCCTCGCCAACCTTCTCGTATCCCGACGCCCCCGACTTAAACGCCGTCCCCTGTTATTTCAGCGTGAGGTCGGGAAAGGCTGACGTAAACCAGCATGAACCCCAAACCAAATATGAAGCGCGGTTAAAACTCGCGTTGCCGTCGGGAACGGACATCCGTGTCAACGACAAGGTTGTTGACCTTGTCACCGGATACGAGTATACCGCCGAGATACCGCGCAACATCCGCGGCCATCACATGACCGTGATGGTCACGCGCCGAGCGCAACAGGAGCCGTTGTAATGGCGGTATTTTCTGTTGACTTTAGCCAGTATAAGGCTTTTATCGAGCGTTTGAAACAAGCCGGATCCGGCGATTTCAAAAATGAACTGGCTCTTTTCTTAGAAGGGGCCGGCTATGAGCTTCTCCGTATAGTCCAAGATGAAATCATTCGGCTCAAAGTCATGGATACCCGCCTGCTCTTGCAGAGCTTCTACAAGGGCAGGGAGGAAAATGTTTGGACGCTCGACGAGGGGAACTTGACGCTCGAAATCGGCACAAATGTAAAATACGCGACGTATGTGAACGACGGCCACTGGCTTAATCCCAAGGGAGTTGATTCCCGATTCGTCCCCGGACGGTGGGAGGGCCACCGCTTCATCTACGACCCGGACGCAAAGACCGGGATGGTGTTAAAGCAAAAGTGGGTAGAGGGCGCGCATTATTGGGAAAATGCCTTGCGGAGCTTTGAAAAGATTTTTCCCGAATTGCTTGACACTATGGTACAGCGCTGGATAGACAAGTATTTCAGCGACTTTTTGTGAGGTGATCTGTGATGTTAACAGCCAAAGGAGAAATAAAAGCAGTCATCAAAACAAAGGAGTTACCCACTACGAGCTTGATTGTGGGTAATGTGGATTTAAGCAACATAGCCACCGGCTTCGCGCTAACCCAAAAAGCTGGTGAAGTGCCTGTGCTTATGATCGAGTGCCACGTTAGCTCCGTTGAGTTTGATGGAATCGTGGGGGAAATCGAGCTGAAGAACAATGATTGAGCAGGAAACGGCAAGCATAATCAAATATGTGCTCGACAGCGCGGACAACCCCGCGCCGTACTACCACAACGTGCCGGAGAGCTTCGTCTTTCCGGCGACATACTTCCCCGTGCCGGAAATCCTAACGCGCGGGGAGACGCTGCGTACATACGCCTGTGAGTTTGACTGGTATATCAAGTTTTTCCACAAGACCACACAGGAGGCGTACCAACTGGCATACCGCGCCATGACGGAGATTGTGGCAAACCGCCGCCTCGTTCCGCTTATCAAGCTGGACGGGAGCTTAGAGAAAACAGGTTTGCGTATCATTGACCCCTCTGTTAAGGCGGTCGATGACGGAGCCGCACAGCTCTATGTTAGGTGGACGAGCCGCAGACCGTACAACGATCCCGAGTACATCAAAATGGTTATATACCACACCAATGAGGACTGGCTGAAAGAGCGGCGTTACCAAGAGCCTCAACTGCCGGCCGGATTTGGTGAATAAACCGAACAGGAGGAAAACCCATGAGCGCAGAAGTTAAAAACGACGCCGCCAAGACCAACGACCCCGTAGCTACCACCCCGGCGTCCACACCCGCAACAACTCCGGCAACCACCCCGGCGCAAAAGCCTGACAAGCCCAAGGGCGAAAAGCAGTTCGCCATCGAAAGCCTGAGAAAAAGCTGCCGCAAACTCCTCGGAGTGACGGAAAGCACCTTTGACGGCGCGACCAGCGCCCTTGACGGAAAGGGCAAATATACCATCGAGCAGATGAAGAAAATTATCAAGGATTGGGGCGATAAACCCGTTGCCTCGCCGAAAAAGAAGGAGGGTAAATAATGGCTGGCGGAAACTTTGACATACTCGCCGGAAAGGTCAGACCGGGTACTTATACCAATTTTGAGAGTACGCGCAACGACTATACCGGCGTGTCCGAGCGCGGCACAACCGTTATCCCGCTGATCGGCCATGACTACGGCCCGGAAAAAAAAATGATACTGTTGACGAACAGCTCTCCCGACGCGCGTTTCGATATGCTCGGGTACAGCATTTTCGACAACGATCCGGGCGGGAACATGCTACTACTCCGCGAAGCGTTCAAAAGCGCGCGGTATGTGTACGTCTACATCACCAAAACCGGGACACCGGCGTCCGGGCTCGGCGGCGGCGTGAAGGCAAAAGCGCGTTTCGGCGGCACCCGCGGCAACGCCCTGAGATATTCGTTTGTCGAAAATCCCGCTGGCGGCTTCGACATCACGATATTCCTCGGCGCGGATCGCGTGTCCTTTTACGAGGGCGTGCCGGACGTCGCGGCGCTTATCGCGGAGAACAGCCGCTTTATCGACTTCACAGTCGATTCCGACGCCACAACCCCCGGCGAACTGGAGGAGATTGCCGGCATCACCCTCACGGGCGGAACAGACGTGCCGACCACCAACACGGATATATCCGCGTTTACCGACGCGCTTGATAATATCCGGTTCAACACGGTATGCTTCCCCGTCGAAGACCCGACGTTGCACACGGCAATCAGGACAAAAATCTCCTATCTCCGCCGTAATGTCGGCCGCGGCGTTCAGGCCGTTGTTCCCGACTTCTCCGCCGACTTCGAGGGGATCATCAGCGTTACAAACAGTCCTGTTGTGGACGGCGCTGCCCTCACTCACGCGCAAGCTTGCGCATGGGTTGCCGGAGCGTCGGCGGGCGCTTCGTATGTGCAGAGCCTCACATACCGCAGATACATCGGCGCCACGGACATTGTTGACCCGAAGGACAACGAGGAGTCCATTGCCGCCATCCGCGCCGGGGAGTTCTTCTTCTCGTTCTCGGAATCCGGCGAGGTCATCGTTGAGTACGACATCAACTCACTCACGACCTTTGTCAAGCCCGTGGACAAGACCTACAGCAAGAACCGCGTTATGCGCGTGTTTGACACCTTTAAGGAGGCTCTGCAGGTCAACTTCCCCCCGAATAAGTTTGACAATTCCCCCACCGGCTGGGATGTCATGGAGGGCTTGGGGAAAGCAATCTTAAAACGGTTTGAAGACGTCGGCGCCGTCAAAAACGTCGATTACGACAATGACTTCCTTGTTGACCGCGAGTTAAGCACAGGCGACGAAGTTTACTTTGTTGTAGGGCTTGAACCCGTGGACAGCGCGGAAAAATTGTTCTTCACCGTGAAAACGAGATAGGAGGTAAAACGCGATGGCGAAACTCATGGAGTATAACAAAAACCCCATTTTTGTTAAAGAGGGCAAGATGTTCATTGACGGCGTTGAGGTTCTTGATTGCGTAAAAGCGACCATGATCTACACGCCCGATGTATGGACGGGCAAAGTCCTCGGGGAACTCACCGACAGCTCGCGCTGGAAGGGCGGCAATTTCACGGGAACGATAACCCGCCGCCGCAGTACGCCGTGGCTGGCAGACCTCATTGCGCGGCATATGGCCGACAAGCACACGCCGGAGTTTACCATTCAGGGTATCATGGACGACGCCAACAGCACCTATCACGAAGCCAACGGCTCCGTTAAGGTGACAGCGGTGGGTTGCGTATTCACCGGGGCGCTGAACTTGATAAACCTCGACAGCGGCGGTGAAGTAGTGGATGACGACCTCTCGTTCAACATCAAATCGGTCACTACCACGAAATAGCGTCCCCACAATAAAATACAGGAGGTATCCATATGTCCGCTCCGAAAAAGAGCCTCAAAGCGTTTATGCGCGAATCCGCAAAGACGGAGGAAATCGTTACCGCCCCCGGCCCGGAGTCCATCATAGACCCGGAAACGGGCCAACCCGTCGTGCTGGAGATTAAGGTGTTAAGCACCGAAACAATCCAGAAGATAAACGACAGATACAAGAGGAAAGCCGTCGCCGTTGACAAGAAGGGGCAACCCTACATTGCCAACGGCGAGGTTGCGTTCAGGGTTGATAAGGATAATGTCAAGGCTTCACAGCACATCATCGCCGAAGCCCTCGTTCATCCCGACCTGAAAGACCCGGAGCTTATGGCTTTCTTTGAGTGCGTTGACATCGCGGAAATGCCCCTCAAAGTGTTTCCGAAGTCCGACGAGTACACTCACGTTAGCCGCGCGGTCATGGTCGCCCTCGGGATTGCCAGTGAACCCGACCAAGAAGAATACGATGCCGCGCTTAACGAAGCAAAAAACTAATAGCCGAACGAGGTTCTATGTCTTGGTGGAGCCATGTGTTATGGCAACGCCACGGCTTGCCTATGGAGGACTTTCTTGACTGGCATTGGCAAAAAAGGATCGCATATATCGCCAGTGAAAAGGTTGAGAACGAGAACCCCGTTCGGCTTGATACGTTGCATTTCAAGAAAAAGTGAAAAGGGGTGATCCATAATGTCAGCATTGACAGCGGTATTTAGGGGCGTCGATGAAATAAGCTCCATATTCGACCGCATGGCGAACGCCGGACAACAGGCAATGGACAGGTTTGACAGCGTTAGCGAAACAGTCAGCAGAGCCTTCTCGCGGTCTGCAGACGGCGCGGAGGAAGTCGCCAAGGCTGTACAGACCGCTACGGAAATGACGGGGCAGTTATCGGCAGCTGTGAACGCTCTCGATGGCGGCAACCTTGACAGCGTGGCGGCCGGCGCGGAGAGTGTGGCGGGGTCTATACTGACCGCTTCCGATTCCGCAGACGCGCTCACTTCGGCAATCGGTAGCGTGAGTGGCGCCGCGTTCGACCAGGCCGCGACCAGCGTGGACAGCGTCGCGTCCTCCGTACAGTCTGCCGCCGACTCTGCCGGTAACTGGACGGCGGCTATAGACCAATTCGACAGCGGCGTACTGGAACAGGCAGCGGCCAGCACGGAGAACGTGTCACGGGCAACACAGGAGGCCGCCGTTTCAACGGAATACTGGACAGCCAAACTCGGAAACTACGACAAGACTATGATGGAGGCCGTCTATACCACGGCGGAACTTGTCGAGCAGGGTTACAAGGCACAAACGGCCCTTGACGTTGAAGCGGAGGCGGCCCGATTATGCGCCCAGGCGTCGGACTACCTCACGAAAGCCACGAGCGCGGCGGTCGATATTCATGAGGAAATGGCACAGGTGAGCATGGACGCGGCTAGGGCTATGGAGCAGGTCGCGGACAATGACCGGGTTGCCACAAACACGAAAGAGGAACTGTCCCGCGCTTCCGAAGCCGTATCACAGGCCGCCGTCGAGCTAACCGCCGCACAGGAGGAAGCGGCACTGGCTACGGAGGCTTTGGCGCGCGCCATGTCCTCGGCAAGCACCAGTCAGGCAGACATGGAGAAAGCGGCGGAACGGGCCGCCCATGCTTCCGAGGCGTTGGCGGCGGCGAACGATAAGGCAACCAAGTCCACCGGGGAACTGTCGGCAGCGGTATCAAAGGCCACGGGGGAACATGAGAAGCTGGGAAAGAGCGGCGGCGAGGCAGTAAAGGGACTTGAACAAGCCTTTGTTGCGGCCGGACTCACAAAACTCGTCAGCGAAGTAACCGGGGCTGTCATCGAACTTGCCAACGAGTTTTCAAACGCGGAATCCGTTATAGTCAAAGCCACAGGCGCGACCGGGGCGGCTCTTGACGGTCTTTCCAACTCCATGATGAACGTGTACTCCGTGTCAAAGACGGGCGACCTGTCGGCAATCGCCGGAGCGATAGGAGAGGTCAACACACGCCTTGGACTGACCGGGCCGGAGCTCGACCATGTGACAGGGCTTTTCATGGATTATTCTCGGATCACCGGCGCCGACGCCGTTGGCTCTGTGCAAAGCCTAACCAAAGTCATGAAGAATTGGGGCGTGGAAACCCAAGACACCGAGCGGCTCATGGATATGTTCTCATACGCGGCGCAAGCGTCCGGCGCGTCCGTGGATCAGCTGAGCAATATGGTTGTTGAGAACAAGGCCACATTCCAAGCGCTCGGTTATGGCATCGAGGAAAGTATCGGTTTGCTTTCCATGTTCGAGTTAGAGGGTATCAACGCAGGAGCAGCCATGACGGGTATGCGAAATGCCCTCAATCAGTTCACAGAGGCAGGGCTTGACGCTTCCGTAGCCATGCAGGAAAACATAGCGGAGATAGCCAACATGGTTGACGCGCACGAAGCGGGGGCGCTTGCGTCTGAATTGTTCGGGAAAAAAGCCGGGCCGGAAATGGCTCTTGCCATAAGGACGGGGCGGTTTGAGGTTGACCAGTGGGCGGAGGCAATCGGGAACTCACAGGGTACGTTAGCCAAAACCGCCGAAGCATCGACCACGCTCGAGGAAAAGTGGACGCAAGCGTCGAACAAAATGAGCGCCGCGTTTTCCAACACTTTATCCCCGGCAGTGAACGGTATTTCTTCATTCTTTGCGGGGCTTGTCGGCGGTAGCGGGGATTTGCTTGATAAATGCCCGCCTCTCACAGCCGCGATAACAGGGATCGGCGTTGTGTTGGGACTGGTTGCCGTGGGGATTGCGGCATACAACGCGGCGCTTCTCGCCAAGAACCTGATTGAACCCATAGCGACCGCGCTGACGGGAGCCTTCGGTGTAACGCTCTCTGCCGCCATATGGCCTATCACGCTCATTGTAGCGGCCATCGCCGCGCTTGTCGCCGGTATCGCCATGCTGATTGGCTGGCTTGGCAGTGTAGACGAGGAATGGGCTTCCCTGTCTGCCACATCAAGACAGCACTACGAGGAAGTGGAACGGCTCAACGATGAATACGAGCGCGCCGCGGCGTGTGCTGAAACCACAGCGGAAGAACTGGCGAAGCTGGAAGCGGAGCTCGAAGCCGCGACCGCCGTCTATGAGGCCAACAGGCTCAGTATGGAAGAACTGACCGCACAGCATGAAAAGCTGATTGACGCTCACAGAAGATCCATTGACAGTCTTAACGACAGCATGGAGGCCATCGGCGCCGAGGAAAAGAGTACAACCGCCCTCATATCCAAGTTAGGTGAATTGTCCTCGAAAACGACCCTGACCGCCGCAGAACAGAAGCAGATGTCCGCTATTACCGATAAGCTCAACAAGCAAATGCCGGAGCTTGCCCTCGCGGTCGATAAGGAAACCGGGGCGTTGATAGGCAACCTTGACGTGACGAGGGAATTGATAGCGGCCCAGGCGGATCGGCAGCGCGAGGCAGCGCAAAACCAAGCGATGTTAGAAGCCTTAGAGCAAGAAACCGACCTTTACGAAAACCTCATGCTGATGAACGAGCAGCTTGCCGCCGCGAGTGATAACAAGCACGGTTGGGGCTGGTTCGGAAAATCGAAAGAATCCCACAAGCAGTTTGAAGAACTGAAAGAAATGCAGGAGGCGGCACAGGCGGCCTACGATGAAAATCAGCGGATGTTGGAGGACTTCGATCGCGCCGCCAATGAAGCCGCAAGAGCCGCCGAGGAAGCGGCCCGGGCAATGGTCGGTTACGAGGACGCCGTTGGCCGCGCTGTGCAATCTGTATCCGAGGACTTGGCCGCTCTTGTCGAGAGCTACGACAAAGCGTATGAAGCGGCGCGGAACAGCCTTGACGGGACATTCAAACTGTTTGAGAAGGTGGAGGAAAAGGCCGGCATATCCAGCGAGGCCATTATTGACGCTTGGCAATCTCAAATCGACTTTTTCAACGAGTACAACGAAAACCTTGCCGCCCTGCAGGGCTTTGACCTTGATCCGAAATTCTTGTCTAAGTTGAGCGACGGGAGCCAAGAGAGTGCGGCACAGGTCAAGGCGCTCATGGACGAGATCGGCAGCATGGATCCGGGCGAGGCCGCCAAACGGATAAGCGAGATAAACGATAAATTTGGGGAACTTTCCGAAGCCAAAGACAGCGTAGCCGGGACAATGGCAGAAATTCAGACGGATTTCAGTAATGAGCTTGAAAAAATTGTGGGTGATATGGAGCAAGCCGTCGTTGACCTAAACATGGACGATTTAGCGAAGGAGTCAGCGCGGGAAACCATGCGGGAGTATATCGACACAATAAAGTCCATGACCAGCGAGGCACATTCAGCGTTCGCCGGCGTCGCGGCGGGGGCCGAGCTGTTAAGCGGCAAAGGCGTTACCGTGGGCGTCCCCATCACGGGAGGATTCGCCACCGGGACAGGCTATGCGCCGCCCGGCCTTGCGCTCGTCGGTGAGGACGGCCCGGAGCTTGTGAACTTCCAAGGCGGGGAAAGGGTTTACCCGGCAGATGAAACGAGCCGTATGATGTCCGCCGCCGCAGAACAGGCGCAAATCAGCTTGTCCGCTCTGAGCGTGAACGCCCCCGACCTTGCGCCTGTGAACTTGGCGGCCCCGAATATAACAGCCCCCAACCTTTCACCCATCAACCTCACCGTCCCCGATGTGAGTGTCCCGAACCTTGGGGTCATCAGCCTATCCGCGCCGGAAATCGCGGCCTTGGCGCTGAGCGCCCCCGAGGTCAATATGCCGAGCGTTCAGCCTGTCAACCTGGCCGCTCCTGATGTTAGCGTGACGGATCCCGCGCCCGTCAACATAGGCGTTGTGAACATCGCCGCGCCGGATGTGGCCGTACCCGACCTTGCGCCCATCAACTTCGACGCTCCCGGCGTGGTGGCGTCAGAGCTTGATTCTTTGAACTTTAACGCTCCCGGCGTTAGAGCATCCGAGTTTGCCGACATCACCCTCTCGGCGCCGAGCGTCAGCGTTATGGACTTCGACCCGGTAACGCTCAACGCCCCGGAGATTGACGGCGACGGCATTATCCATCTGAGGGACAGCGCACCGCTCGACATTCCCGACGATAGCGCGAAGCGAGGCGGTTACGCGCCCGAAGATGACCATACCGTCATCGAACACAGATACACACTCGACATCAACGGCGCCGGAGAAATCCAAATTGACGGAAGCATAAGCAAAGAGGGCGTTTTGGAAATTCTGATGGACAACCTAAAGCCTGTTCTTATCGGAATTGTTGAACAGGAAGCATTTGAGGAAGGGAATGATTCATATGATTTTTGATGTAATTTCAGCCACTGTTATTTTGTTGCTGCTTGCGCTGTTGGCGTGTGCGCTATGGAATTGGTACAAGTATTACGTTCTGAGCAAGGCCGTCATGATGTACTTCTTTGACCAGTTCCCGGAGCAGGAAACACTCAACGCATGGGTAGCTTGGGCGAAAACGACCGCAATTAAGAAGTTTTTAGGAACCTTGCCACCGGAAGGATTGCCGCAACCACGAAAGGCGCGGGAGTATATACCGGCACAGGCCAAACGCGCCGACCTCTACATCGACGCGCGGCTCATGGCGAAGCACCTGAACATAGCCTTTGCCGACATCACCGACGCCGTTGACCTTGAAACCCGGCGCAGCTCTTTACGGCTTCTGCGTGAGCAGTTCGGGTTAAAAGAGTGACGGGGGCTGAACAGGCCGGGAGTGCCCTGCGTCGTGCTTACGCGCCCAGGCCATAGTCTCATACCCTACGACGCCGAAAGCACAGCACAGGCCAATCCAGCAAGCGACACGGCCGGCTGTGAAGCGAGGGTTTTCAATCGAACACAATATCAGATGGTGAATGAGAGGTGGTGGTCGTGCCGAGGGCAAGAAGCCCAAACCGCGACGAGGCAAAGCGGCTTTGGCTTGAAAGCGGGAAAACCCGTCAACTGAAAGACATTGCCGCAGAGCTGGGCGTTTCTCCCGACCAGGTCAGAAAGTGGAAGAAAGAGGACAACTGGGAGGGTAACGCGAAAGGTCACGTAACCAAAAAAGGGAATAGTCACGTAACCAAACCCAAACAGACACGCGGGGCCCCGCTCGGCAACAAAAACGCCGTAGGCAACAAGGGCGGAAACGGCGGCCCCCTCCGCAATCAGAACGCCCTCAAACACGGCGTATACGCGGGAGTGTTTTGGGATCGCCTTGACGAGAAAGAGGCTCTGCTTGTAGAGCATTTGCCAACGGATGAAGAACAGCACCTATTGGACGAAATCGCGCTGCTCTCCATACGGGAACGCCGCCTTTTGGATAAAATCACGCATATTCAGCAACAGGACGAACTCTCCCGCGGCCTGATGATTGACGAGGTTTTAAGGACAGAGAACAAACGGGAATTTGAGAGCGAGGCGGACAGGCAATTATACGATGAACGGCAGCGGACGAAAATAGACAATGAGGAAATCCTGCCCGGACGTCCATATCAAATCAGCACCCGGACGAAAGACAACAGCGACCTATTACTCCGCGCCCACGGCGAGCTCACCCGCGTACAGGCACAGAAAAGGCAGTGCATTGAAACGCTTAACAAGGTGCGGTTGAGCCGGGAACCCACCTCAAAGGCCAACCCCATTGCTGAAGCATGGATAGCGGCTATGATAGAAGGTGACGATGATGGATGAAATGTGTACCCCAAGCGAAGCGTGGATAGAGAGCGCCGTGCGGATCG